GATCTCGGCCCTAAAGTATTTCATTTAAGCACCGAACTAAAGCACCAACCGGAGCTAGGAAAGCTGTCCGCTTTCTACCCTTTTGAGACACGGCCAACGATATCACCAGGATATCGAGAGCCCCCAAAGCCTAAAGCCTTGAACCCCTTGCAACCTACTGCAGCTCAGCTCGCATAATAGTTAGTACTAACTAGTAGATTGTAACTAGTAGATCGTAAGCTACTGCAATCACTAGCTGGAAGTCTCTACCTATCAGGGGGTGCGCCCGCCCACACCCACCCCACCCCAATGAAAATTTAAGGGTTCCCTATAACCACAAATTTCCCACAACTCACCCCTCGCAACCCCTTGTAATTACTAACTCCTTACTCCAAACCCTTGACCCTCTAAGAGTTTGGAGGTTAGGCCTACAACCTAATATTCCCTAATATTAGCTTAGAGCCCTAACAACCCACCCCTACCCAATTTTTAAAGACCCCCGGCCTCTTTTTCAAAAGACACCCATCACAAATTTCGAGTTCGCAATTTTCTACCTGTTTTGATATTTCAAGATCAGAACTGAGGACAGCTATGGAAAAGAGAAGGTTTAAAAGACCTAAGTCTCCCAATTTTAAAGTCAGAAAGTGTATTCACTGTAACGAGAGGATTACACAACTTCGATGGCTTGAGGAAGATGGTACCTATCCTAGAAAATGGTTTAACGTGGATGATGGCTTCGAGCATGAGTGTTCTCCGACGGTCCGCACCTTTAGTCCCTCAGAGGTTAGGAAGTTAAACCTTGAGAGAGGCCTCCAAGTTTAGGTACTCTAAGGTAAAGATATTCGGAGAAGACCCGACATGCCAATGAGATCAAACAATTTCACAAGACTGATGGAAGGTAAGAAAATGGCTACCAAGAAAAAGAAGAAGACTGAAGCTGAGATGAGAGCCTTCAAGAAGAAAGCAAAGAAAAAGGTCTCAAGAGCTAAAAAGAAATAGGAGTAGTCATGGCTACCAAGAAAAAGAAGAAAGTTTCTAAGGCGAGAAAAAGAGCGGCGTCTAGTATTGCGGCTGCTTTCGGCGGATTCTCTACCTCATCTAGCGAAGAGAAAAAGAAAGCTCGCAAAGCCTCTGGAGCTGCGAGAAAGAAATTCCTTAAAGCTAGAAGCTCTAAGTAGAACTACTTAACCGCACCTCACGGTGTATGGCTGCGAGAGGCCAGCGGCGATGAGTCGTGAACTCCGAGGAGAGTAACGTGGCTAAAGGCAGCGTATTTGAAAACGACCTGGGCACTAAAGTCCAGTCGAATAGGCGACATGACGGCGAGGAGATGCGACTCATCGCAGCCCTTGAGCAGAAGAGATATCTCGAGAAGTATGAGAAAGATCTCGAGAAGCTAGGTCAAGGGACTTTAGATCTCCCAGCATTTCTCCGACAGCTCGCTCCTCAAATGATTAAAAATCTATTAATCACTTCCGAGAAAACTGAATCAGATAAGCTTAAGGTTGATATCGCTCAAGATCTACTGGATCGAGCCGGTTATGGTAAGGTTCAAAAGCACGCTCACATGCACGGCGGGTTGGATCCTAAAGCAACGCGCCGAGAGATTATGAGTATGATTCGGTCGAAGGCTCGTAAAGCTAATATTACAATCAACGGGAAGGTAAATGAGAAACTTAAAGATGACGTTATTGGTGTCAGTCTCAGAAGACCCCGCTGGCCCCGATTGTGACACCGACGAAGTTTTCCTCGAAGGTGAAGAATCTACACCGCCCGATAGTTCTGGAGAAGGCGGGAACTTATGACTACGAAGGGACGCTCCATATTTGGAAAGGAGACGGGCTTTGCAACGTCTTTGGATCTTCGACAGCGGCTATTGTTATCCGGGCTGATGGAGTCTCCGTCAAGAATTTCGGCGTCAAAGGAGTTCCCGTCGGCGTCGCGATTATGGATAAAGAAGATGGCGGATATCGTAAAGGTGTCTCGCTTGAGAATTTGGAAGTGAAGTCTTGCTTCACGCCTCTGGCTTTGCCGAAGAGAAGCGTCGGCATTTCGATAAAGGAATCGATCCTAGAATGAACGTTAAAATAACGCAATCTGAGATGAAGGCTGAGGAATATCTAAGGGTCTGGGGCTTGAGCGGTACGACGATATCCCATATTCGCGAATACTCGAATGTGACTGATGACCTTATCAGCGTGGAACTAGTCGCTGCGATTATCAAAGTCGAGTCCGGCGGGTATCGATATGCTATTCGATACGAGAAAAAGTATAGATGGCTATTCCGCCCCGCGAATTTCGTCTCGACAGCTTGTAGCTTTGCGACAGAGAAAGAGCTTCAAAAATTCAGCTACGGATACATGCAAGTCATGGGGGCGGTAGTTCGAGAGAAGTCGTCGGCACTAGGCCGAAAGCCTATCCCCGAAATAGCCTTTGACGAATTCTACAATGTGGCGGCTGGGACTAAACACCTCGACAACTTAAGACAGCGGTGGGATATCCACAACCAAGACGCTCTAATCTCTGCTTACAACCAAGGATCGCCAAGGCGCTCACTGATAACTGGCAAATTTAAAAATCAGAAGTATGTGGATAAAGTCCTCAAAGAGATGAGGAAGTTTACTGAATGGACCAGTTAGCTCTTTCAGAAGAGCAGCTCGCTAGTCTCTCAGACGAGGAGCTTCTCCAACTACATAAAGCGATGGATTCTCACATCGAGGCCTTAAGTTACTCCAAGGGTGACACCTATTTGGAGAACGCCCATGAACAACAAATCGGATTTCACAAAGCGCCGAACCGAATCAGGCTTTTCTTCGGAGGAAACCGTTCGGGTAAAACTACCGGAGGGGTGAACGAGGCACGGTGGAGAGCTACTGGTAATCATCCTTTCCAGCAAGTCAGAGCTCCTTCGAAGGGTTGTATTATCCTCCAAGATTTTCAAACCCACGCCCGAGATATCATCATGCCGAAGATTGAGGAGTGGTTTGAGCCGGGAATCATCGTAGGTACGGAGAAGAACCAAACCCACGCTATCGCAAAGTATTTAATAAAAAACGGATCGACGATTGACGTCAAATCTCACGACCAAGCTATTAAGGTCTTCGAGGGATCCGACTATGACTGGGCCTGGTTTGACGAGCCTCCTCCGAAAGCTATCTTCGACGCCGTGTGGCGTGGTCTCACAGATAGAGAAGGGGTTGCCTGGATCACAGGAACTCCCATCGTCGAACCGTGGATGCACGACCTTTGCATGAAGGCAGACATCGATGACCGAAAAGGTCTCTACTGGTACACCTATGTTGATATCAAAGACAACGCTAAGAACCTTGGAGAGGGTGACGAGAAGACAGGACTTCGTAGAATCGAGGAATTCCTAGATACTATTGACCCTGAAGAGCGCGAAGCTCGAGAGAAGGGTAAGTTCCTTCACATGAGCGGCCTTATCTTCAAACAATGGGCGAGAAAAGATCACTTGATAAATAAATTCCCGTGGCCTCATACCTGGGACATTATAATATCTGTGGATCCCCATCCTAGAAAACCCTGGGCTATCTCGTTTTTAGGACTTACTCCTTCAGGGAATGTAATTCTTTTAACGTCAGATCTTGTAGACGATGTGGCTGAAGGTATTGCTCAACATATCCTATGGACGAAAGATCAAATAACTCTAGATAGAGAAGACTCTAAACCTCGAATTAGAGCTTGCTACATCGATAACTACTCGAATGTAGAGTCTATGATTAAGAAAGGAGCTTCTGGTAGGGCTGTCACAATTCTTGATGAGTTAAATCATCATGTTACTCCTACCATTCCTCGTTTCCGGCCTGCGCCTAAAAACGTAGACGATAAGATTGCAATCTTTAAAGACTGGCTGAAGGTCAAGGACACCAAGTACGGTAAGCGTCCCATGTTTATGGCTTTCGATATTCCCGAAAATAAAAGATTCATCTACGAGATCGAGCATTACGTTTGGTCGAAGATGAGGGGGGCAAGAAAGAACCAGTATAAAAATCAACCAGAAAAAGAAAATGATGATATCCTAGACACTATCATGCAAGTATGTCTTGTCCTTGGATCTAAAAAAGGACAAGATACTCGAAATGATCGACCTAAAGAACATTCCTATCTACGGAGATAAACGCCTTGAGTATCGAAAGTAAATTCGTAGACAAGCCGGGTGAAGAAAAAA